TTACGGAAGAGAAAAAAGTACTTAAAGTAGATGCACCAGCATCGGCAACTCCTGAGGCACCAGCGGCGGAGGTACCTGTTGAGGATGATGTTGCGGATGATGAATTTGGTTTTTCTGATGAGGATACAGAAGATTTAAGTGATGATGAAGGTGATACACTAGGTGATGAAGGTACTGAAGATTTAGGTGATGAAGGTACTGAAGATTTAGGTGATGATGAAATCACAAAAAAAATACAAAAACTAACAGGTAAAATCGGACAGATGTTGAGGGACTCTGAAGATGTTGACCCTAAACTAGAAAAATACGTTATTAACTCAATCATTTCGGCTTTACATTTAGATGAAATGGATGAAAGTGATAAAGAAGATATAATCTCAAAGTTCGAAGGAGAGGATGAAGAAGACTCATTTGGTGACGATGATGGTACTGATGATTTTGGTGATGATGAGGGTTCTGACGAAAGTACTGAAGCACCAGAAGGAGGTTCTGACGAAAGTCCTGAAGCACCTGAAGGGGGTTCTGACGAATTATCAGAATCTAGAGGTATTGTTTTTTCTAAAAAACAACTTATAGAATCTTTTTTAAACAGAAGTACTAAAAAATCAATTAAAAAAGTTTTAAAAGAAAGAAAAGAAATCTGTAACGAATGCGGTGGTTACCAAAATGGAGATGTAGTTGAGGGTATGATGTGTGAATGTTCGTCAATGTACGAAGGTGAATCCAATGGGTTTAGTGATGGTAGAAAAAAAATAGATTTGGCTAAGCCATACGGTACTATAAATGCGGACGACTTAAGAAAGGTAAGAAGTATGAAAAGAAAAAGACATATCGATGAGGATGAAATGAATGTTGTAGATGCATTACAAACAGGACAAGGATATCTTTCAGCGACAAAAGATTTAGATAGAGATTTCGATGGTATACCAAACAGATTAGATTTAGATAATAATGGTGACGGAGATTTAGATTTTTCTATGAATAATAGAAATTCTTTTGATGATGATTTCATTGAATTAGATATCGACTTTTTAAGATCCAATGCACCTGTTAAGGAACCAGGAATTGAAACACCTACAACTAAACCAGGAACTGGTAAAGATTGGGGCACGGTTAAGAGACCGAAAGTGGATCCTAGACCTAAAGCGTTAAGTGATTTAGATAGAGATTTTATGTCTAACGCACCTGTTAAGGAACCAGGAATTGAAACACCTACAACTAAACCAGGAACTGGTACAGATTGGGATAAAATAAAAAGACCTAAGGCAGATCCAAAACCAAAGGCTATGGGTGACGAAGAAAGAATTAGACCTTCATATAGAAGAAGAGGAATGTTTAGATAATGAATTTAGTTTATATTAATAGGATTGGTCAGAATTGGAAGGGGAACTACGTTTATGAGTTCCTCTTTTCTGATATTTTAGAAGATATAGATGGTGACGGTTGGGACTCATACCCTTCATTGGGAAATCCTGAACCGCCAGAAGATAAATTTATTAAAAAAAATGGTTCTTTAACTACTACACTAAAATTAGATTTAGTTAAAGATTCAGAATCTTTCGCAATGTGGGACGCAGTTGATGGTATAATCGCATTGGCTTGGGAAAATATGGAAGGGTATGATGATTATCCCGAAAAAAGACTTTTCTTTTCATTTGGTGAATCTTTATCTTCCGTAGAAGATAAGTTATACGAAAAGGATATGGTAATAAAATATGAAAAAGAAATGATTAATACTTAAAATTATGGGTAATAAAATTAGAATTTATGAATCTGAAATAAAAAGAGCCACTAGGAGAAAACTAATGGAAAAATATATTGATTCAGTTGACGAGGCGGAAGAGATGACAGTTTACAATCAAGATGAATTTGATAGTTCTTTTGATAAATTAGATAAAGGTACTTATGGTGTAAAAGATAAAGAGGGTAAGATACGTTCAGTAACCGTAAATGAGGATGACGATTTGGATCAAACCTCAAAGGGGGAACCTAAATTATTAAGAAAATCTACGGGAATTAGTAAGGGTAAAGATATTTCTAAAAGTAAAATTAGAAAATAATAATTTATAATCGTAACTATTGTGAAAATTAATATTTTTGAAAAATCCAAAGAAAAAAAAGACAATACTATTCACACAAAAAAATGGGATAGATGTGTTAAAGACGTGGAGAAGAAGAATAAAGAGAACGGTACCGATTATAACCCATATTCAGTATGTACAGATTCTATTGGTTATGAGGGTTCTGTTAAAAAACCTCACAGAAAAAAAGATGGGGTAGTTAATCCTAAAATGAAAAAAAAGGACTTAATGGAATATATTAATTCTAAAGTTAGAATTAATGAAACACCTAATAATGAAGGTGAACGTCAATATTTTGTAATTAGAGAAATGCCTTCCACAGATAAAGTTAAAATATTCAAATTTTTAGAAAATCTTAAATTAAGTGGTGTAATTAATATGTTCGGGGCATCCCCATTATTAAATTGGACTAAGGATGATTTACATAGATGGTTATATGGAATGGGTAAAGATCCTGAAAGTATAGAAGATGAAATTGGAAATTTAGATGATTACGATGAGGATGATGAGGACTATGTAGGGAACTCAAATGGAGATAAAAATTCTTTAGAAGAACAATTAATACATATCAATTATCTTTTAGATAATAAACAAGAGATTAGAGATATTTTAGTTAGGGCAGCAATGGCTAGAATAGAAAATAGTGGTGGTAGTACTGAATTAAATAATGTACAAAGAGTGTTTGAGAAGATGGCTAAAGATTCTTTTAAAATGTGGGTAAGTACTATATATGGACATTAAAAATAAAAATATGAAAAGAAAAAATATCGTTAACGAAGTAACCAATAGAGTTATAAAAGAAAAATACAGACTTAACAAACTGGTTGAGGCTATTGAATATGATCCCGAACATCCAGAAAGGATGAATCCTGATTTAGAGGGTAGACTTAGAAGTGGTGAACATTTATTTGGTAAGAGTAAATCTGTACCAGTGGGTTCTGATTCTCAGAATTATTCCGAAAAAATCGCAGGACAAAGATTTAAAGAAATTGTTAATAAAGTTAAAAGATATCACGGTGTTAGAAATATTACACCCGATATGATGAGAATGATGTTCCAAATAATGGGAGAGATTGGTCAAATTGAGACTAGACATAAAGAAGCATTAGAACAATTGGCAGTTGATATAGTATCAGAGGAGTTTGACATTCCTGATCAAATGTTAGAGGCAACTCTTACACCTCCAGGTTCTGAATTAAGTATTGAACCTGATGAAGAGGAAGATGAGGATGAAGATGGAGGGTTTGAGGTTCCTAAAAAACCTAAAAGTGCTCAACGTATGGAGGAGTTAGAAATTGAGGTAGATAAAAGGAGAGTGATTAACGCACTTATGCAAGGAGCCGCTAAAAAAGGACACTACATCTTCCATATGGTTGCAGACGAATTAGACGCTTTAGATCCTAGATTAATGGGGTTATACGGTAAACTTATGTCATTGGCAGATTTCCAATATTGGATTATACCTGACAGTGTTATGGGTGGACAAGTCGGTGGTGTAGAAAAAATCGAATGGAGAAAGGCAGAAAAACCTGAAGACAAAGATGAAGAAAACGATATGGAGAGAATCGATATCGAAGAAGGTGATGATATACCAGTTGTAGTTGCTAAGGCTTGGATTTTTCCATTATTAGTTCATGAGTTGATTAAGGGTACATTAGAATTATCCGCAATTAACTGGGCTGACGATCATTTAGATTTTGAAGAACAAAAAGAGGTTATTGAAAAGGCGGATACACCTGAAGGTGAGATATGGGGAATGAGATTAGGTCCTGGTATGTGGGAGAAATTCTTAGAATGTATTGATTCTGAAAACTACGACATTAAACAATGGTTGTTTAGAGAATTAACTAAGTTACCTGCAACACAATTTCACGAATTTATGAAAGAAATACTTAGTGGTAGTCAAAGATGTAAAGAAGTTGTAGACACACTTAAAGACTTACATAATCAAGATAAGGGTGATACTATAGAAGATATGTTTAATGACACAGGTTATGATGATATGGAAGATATTATAGATAATTTAGGTGTAGAACCTAAGGAAGATGATATAGAAAACGTAGAAACAGACGAAGTAGATTATAGTAGAATGTCTAAAAATGAAATAATGAAATTAATTGATGATGCATTAGACAAAGGTGATTTTAAAAAGGTAGAAGAACTTCATAAATACGTTTAATTAATAAGAACATAAAATAAGAGAATCCCACCAAAAGTGGGATTTTTTATTTATTAACAATATTTATTAATAAATAAAAGTGATGATAAATCAAAGAGTACAAAACGCAATAAATAAAATTATTGAAAAAAGATACGATGAGTTAGAGGATTATATTGAGGTGATCGAGTATATTAAAGGATTACTAGAATTAAGTTATAGTGATTCAATAGAGGGGGTATTTACTTATTTAATGAATCAAGGTGTAAACCCTTTTGATGAGGTTGATATAGAATTGGATTATTATGTGGGTAATGATGATATGTTTTCAATCCTAACAAATATTGGTTGGTTTGACAAATATCTTACAGATAATAAAGAATTTCCTTCAGATTTTGGGGATATAATTAAATCAGGTGATAGGATTTATATGTTTTGTAGTGAGTGGAAGGATTTGGCAGATTTGTTTGAAATAGACGATAAAACTTTAGTTGAGGATATATTAGATCCTGATTGGTCAGAAATATTCGGTGATTTTGATATTAGTTTCGAAAATGACGTAACAGAAGTGTTAAGTGATAAGGCAATAAACCATATAAAAGAATATATCAAAGAAAATGATTTTATAGGTAAAGAGATTTATACATTAGACTCAGAATATGGAGATATTTTAACTGAAGAATTATTAGAAGATAAATACACACTTTTCCACTTAATAGATGAAGAACAAATGTTTAATGACTTAAAATGGGAATTAAAAAATATGTATAGATGGTCTTATAATAGTGCCTCAGAAAGTGAACTGTTTAAAAGTATAAAAGATGTGATAACATCATTTTTAGGTTCTGAAGGTGATTGGGATGAAATTAAAAAAGGTGAGAAAGTAGATCATATATTAAAATTTGATGTCACTAATATATTTTACCCATATTTAAAACTTTATGTTGAAGCCACAGGTAAATTTCCATTCGATAATGCAAACTATTTTTTAGAAGTTCTAGATGAAGTTTTGATTGAACAAGGTAATGAATTGAGTGCACCGAATGTTGATAATTTTTATCCTGATAGTAGAATGGTAGAAGAGGATATGACAGAAAACGTAATTTCTAATCTATAATGAAAGTAATAATTAATAATAGACAACATTTACTTTTGGTTGAGGATAGCCAAAAATGGGATAAATTTATTCAGTATTTTAACAATAATACAATGAATAAAAATACTAAGGAGTGGTTAAATGATTTTTTCAATACGTTTAATTTAAATAAAGAAACTTTATTAAATAGTGAATCACTCTACAATATATTTTTAGATTTTTTTAGGAAAAATGTTGATTACTATAGTAATAACCTTATGGAATATGGGGAAAGGATTACAGAAATATTTGATTTAATTAGTGAAAAAGAATCTAAACGAATTTTAAGTAGTAATGGTAATCCATTAGAAAAAATAAAACAGTTATTATTATTAGAGAAAAAGTTTCCTTGGAAATATAAAAATGTTATGTTAAAGGAGGTTGTTGATGGGTTATTATATGATGTAGTAGAATACTCCTTCAAAAATTATAACCCTATTGATGCAATAACACAATTATCTATTATAAAGGATAAGATGGGTATTAGTAGGTCAGAAGGTATGGTACCATTAGTTAAGGACTTTGCATCTAAAAATGGTTTAGTATTAATACCAAAACATAAAGGAATAACATTTAAAAAGGGGGATGAATCGAGAATTAGGGATTTAATAAATTATATTAAAGATGTACCAATTCTACCTAAAAAAACTAAAAGAGGTTTTTTAAATTACATTAATCAAACTGAAAGTGGTGGTCAATTATCTACTTTTTGGAGTGCCGCCAATCAATCTGGTATAATACAAAAAGTAGGTGGCGGTAATAATGTTACTTATGAATTAGGTCCGAACTACAAAGACTGGGAAGAAGGTAAAGTAGTAGCGTTTTAAATTAAAAATATATGGATAGAGGGGAACAACTAAAAATATTCGCTCGTTGTTTAGGCGAACCAATATATGCAATCGAAACTTTTTTAAAAACATTCGATTTAACACAAAAAGGTATGGTACCTTTTAATTTGTTTCATAAACAAAAAGAAATAATTAAATCTTATGAAAAGTATAATCGTAACTTAGTAACCAAACCTAGACAGGCAGGTGTATCAACTACCACTGCCGCATATATTGCGGTTAAAACCGCGTTTGGTGATCCAGATAACCCCCATAAAGTACTAATACTCGCCAATAAACAAACATTGGCACAGGAATTCTTAAAAAAAATAAAAGATTTCTTAGACCAAATACCTTATTGGGTATGGGGATTGGATGAGGGTACGGATTATTTAGAAATTAATTCTAAGGGACATTTAAAGTTAAAATCTAATGGTTGTGAAATTAGGGCATTAGCAACATCAAAAGATGCCTTAAGGGGTTTTACGCCAACATTCTTAGTTATGGATGAGGCTGCCTTCATCGATAATGGGGCAGATGTATTTGGGGCTGCATTAGCATCCTTAGGTACAGGTGGTAAAATTGCATTAATATCTACACCAAATGGTATGGACCCATTATACTATAAAACTTATGATGGTGCCAAAAATAAAGATAACAACTTCAATGTAGTTGAAATGAAGTGGTATCAGGATGTTAGATACAACAGAGGATTATTTTGGGTTAGGGGAGAAAATGAAAAGATAGAATGTAAAACTTTAAATAGGACTAAGTTGAGGTGGGAATATTTAGATAAAATATATGAAACTGATGAATCTACCATAGATTATTATGAGGTTATGGTGAAAGAGGGGTGGAAACCTTTATCCCCTTGGTATGAAGAAATGGCGGCAGATATGGGTGATCCTAAAAAGATTGCACAAGAGTTAGATGTTTCATTTATTGGTTCGGGTGGTAACGTAATAGATGATGAATTTATCTCTTATCACGAAGAGAATTATGTTAAAGATCCAGAATTTTCTGCAGAATTAGAGAAAGCGATGTGGATTTGGAAGAAACCTGAGGTGGGTCACAAATACATAATGGGTGTGGATGTTAGTAGAGGTGATGGTAAAGATAGTTCTACTATAGTCATTTTAGATTTTGAGAATTTAGAACAGGTTGCAGAATTTAAATACAAACTACCACCAGATATGTTGGCAGAAGTAGTTTACAAATACGGTAATATGTATAATGCCTACACAATAGTTGATATTACTGGTGGTATGGGTGTTGCGACAGTATTAAAACTGTTAGAAATGGAATATAACTTCTTACACTATGACGACCCTAAAAGTAGAAAGTTATCTGAAAAGTACGCAAAAACAAAATATAATGAAGGTGATAAAGTTCCGGGATTTAATGTGGGTAATACTAGACTACAATTAGTTTCTGAATTTGAGGAACATATAAGAGAAAATAAAACTATAATAAGATCTCATCGTTTAATTTCAGAATTGAGGACTTTTGTATATAAAAACGGTAGACCCGATCATATGGAGGGTTATCATGATGATATAATAATGGCTTATGCTATGTGTATCTTTATAGTACAAACATCATTCAAAAAATTAGAGATGGTTGAAAAACAAACTAAGGCTATGTTAGAGAGTTGGATAAACGTTAATAATAAAACAGTTGCCCCACTATTAGAGGATCAGAAGTATGTAAATCCATTCTATACTAACACACCAACATACCACCCTAAACAAGGGAATAATAGTAATAACGACAATGGTGAGTACAATTGGTTGTTTGGTAGGAGATAGTATTTAGTTTTTTTTGATATTTATTATAATAGTAATAAAGTATAAAGATAAAAATGGCTAGAAAAACGATATTCCAACAGTTAAATGATTTATTCGGTCCTGAAGTAAAAAGGGCTCAAAATAAGTCAAGATATTCCATAAATGATAAAGAACTTCTTAAAACTAAATCTAAGGAGGATTTTGAATTTGAGAAACTTAAAAGACAACAAGATACATACTTGTCAAATATGTGGCAGAAAGTTGATAATGAAATATATCAACACTCCATATATTACGAAACAACTAGATTGGCATCATATGCAGATTTTGAGGGTATGGAATTTTTCCCAGAAATTGCTGCGGCATTAGATATTATGATGGAGGAATCTACAACTTTAAATTCAGAAAATAAAGTTTTAAATATATTCTCTGAAAGTAGAAGGGTGAGAAGAATCTTAGAAGATTTATTTTTTAATAGATTAGATATACATACCTCATTACCTATGTGGACAAGAAATACTTGTAAATATGGTGACAATTTTTTATTCTTAAATATTGATAGTGATGAAGGTATTACAGGTGTTAAACAATTACCTAACATTGAAATTAGTAGAAAGGAGAATGAAGGGTTTGAGGGTAATACTACTATTAAAGAAAATGATAAATTTAATCCGGTCACATTTATTTGGGGTCAAAGAGATATAGAATTTAATGCTTGGCAAATTGCCCATTTTAGATTATTAGGTGATGACAGAAGGTTACCGTATGGTACATCTATGTTAGAAAAGGCTAGAAGAATATGGAAACAATTATTATTATCTGAAGATGCGATGTTAATCTATAGAGTAACTAGGGCACCAGAGAGAAGAATATTTAAAATATATGTCGGTAATATTGATGAGAAGGATGTCCCAGCATATGTAAACAAAATCGCAGATAACTTCAAAAGAAGTCCAGTTATTGATCAAAAAACTGGACAGATAGATACTAGATATAATCAAATGGCACAAGATCAAGATTATTTCATACCTGTTAGGGATCCAAACGCACCAAGTCCGATAGATACTTTGGCGGGGGCAACAAACCTTTCTGAAATAGCAGATATTCAATACTTACAAAAAAAGTTATTTACTGCACTTAGAGTACCTAAACCTTTCTTAGGGTTTGAGGAGGCGAATGGTGACGGTAAAAATTTGGCGTTGCAAGACATTAGATTCGCTAGAACTATCAATAGGATACAACAATCTATAATACAAGAACTTAATAAAATTGCAATTATACATTTATATATTTTAGGTTTGGAAGATGAGTTAGAAAATTTCTCACTTTCCCTTAATAACCCATCTACACAAGCAGAGATGTTGAAGGTTGAACAAACTCAATTAAAAGTAACGTTGTATAAGGATTCTGTAGCAGACGCAGGTAATGGTTTTGGTGCAATGTCTATGACTAGAGCCAAAAAAGAAATTTTAGGTATGTCTGAAGAAGAAATTAGAAATGATTTAGAACAACAGAGATTAGAAAAGGCAGCAGCAGCGGAGATGGAACAAACCGCAGAAGTTATTAAGAAAACAGT